GTTAATGCGGCTGGTAATTATACTAAGCCTACTATGCGTAAGCGTATTTTTTCTGCCGTTAAAGCAGGAACAAAAGGTGGATCAGCAGGGCAGTGGTCGGCCCGTAAAGCTCAACTTGTTGCATCTCGTTATAAAAAAGCAGGTGGTGGGTATAAGTCTTAATGGCTAAAGAACCTAAAATTGGCACAGGTAAAAAACCTAAAGGTAGTGGTAGAAGACTTTATACTGATGAAAATCCTAAAGATACAGTTAGTATAAAGTTTGCTACTGTAAAAGATGCTAAAGAAACTATTGCTAAAGTTAAGAGAATAAACAAACCCTATGCACGTAAGATTCAAATATTGACAGTTTTAGAGCAACGTGCTAAAGTTATGGGTAAGACTGAAATAGTTAGACTTGCAAAGCAAGCAAAGCTGCAGTTAAAAAAACAAAAGGATAAAAGCAATGAAGGGCGTAAAGCACTATAAGAAAGACGGTACAGAACATACAGGCAGTACTCACAAGATGCCTGATGGTTCTTTACACACAGGTAAAGCACATAGTAAGACAAGCGTTAAATTAATGCACTATAAAGATTTAAGCAAAACTGCAAAGGCTAAAGTAGATGGCAAAAGCAAAAAGTCAAAAAAGTCTTAGTCAATGGACAAAGCAAGATTGGAAAACCAAAAGTGGTAAGCCTTCGACACAGGGTAGTTCTGCTACAGGTGAAAGGTATTTACCTGCGGGGGCTATCAAAGCTATGGATGCGAAGACGTATGCAGCTAGTAGTGCTAAGAAAAGAAAAGATACAGCAGCAGGTAAGCAGTTCTCTAAGCAACCTAAAAAAGCTGCTAGTACGTCTAAACGTTATAGAAAGGCGTAATCATCTTGACTTCCTTTGAAGAAGCTGACATTAGCGGCAATGGTGCTATTGAGAAACCTGAATGGGAAGCTCTAGTCTTAGAAGATAAACGGCGAAGGATTGAAGATGAAGACGCCCATCGTGATCAGACTCGTAAGATGGCTTGGTTCGCTTTATGGGGAATGTTACTTTATCCTTTTGGGGTGGTACTTACAAGCTTGCTTGGTCTTGATAATGCTTCGTCAATCATTGGTAGTATGGCTTCTATCTATTTTGTTTCTGTGGCTGGCGTGGTATCTGTCTTTATGGGAGTCGCCAATCTAGCTAAGAAAGCTGTAGCTAAGGAACGCATGGAATGATACTAGGACAAATCTTTGGTGCAGTAGGTAACTTAGCTTCTACATACTTAGATGGTAAGGTAGCTGTACAGAAAGCTAATGCTGAGATAAAAGTTAAGCAAGCTACTGGTGAGATTGATTGGGACATAGAAGCAATCAAGGCTACACAAAATAGTTGGAAAGATGAATGGATTACATTATTATTCTCTATTCCCTTAATCCTAGCTTTCTGTGGAGATTGGGGTAATCAAATCGTACAGGCAGGTTTCACTGCTTTAGAAGTAATGCCTACGTGGTATCAGTACTCACTAGGTGGAATTGTAAGTGCCAGCATAGGTATGCGGTCTGTATCTAAATTCTTTGGAAAGAAGTAATGCCTAAGATAAGTGAAAGCTCAGAGTTTACAATACCATTAAAGAACCTGTTGGCTCTTATTGGTGCAACGGCTGTGAGCGTTTACGCATACTTCGGTATTGAGGGTAGGCTATCTTTTATTGAGCATGAACAATCAATGCTTACGATTGAGGTAGAAGAGAATGACAACTGGATTGATGAGTGGAAGCCACCAGCGTCAGTTGAAGAAAATATTAAACGAGTTAGAAACATGGAACTCCAGATGAAAGAACTGCAACTTAAACTACAGTTTCTTTTAGTAACAAGAAAGTAATAACAATGGAAAAATCTTTAAGACCTAAAGCAAGACCTAAAACTTTAACGTCACCAAGACCTGTAAGCAGACCTGTTAATATAGATATGCGGAAAACAGGTTTAACTACAAGCACTAAAAATAATTTAGTTTCCGGTAGCGTTGGTACAACTCCTAGTACCCGTGGATTTTCTGAAGAAAAAGTTGGCGGTAGTGTTGGTAAAACTCCTAGTACACGTGGGTTTTAAGACTAGTGTGGGCTTTAGTTTGGTTACAATTAGTTTCTGGTATGCCCCTAACGTACTTTCAAATTTCTTCTTACGATAGTAGGACAATATGCGAGAACGTAAAACAAAGAGCAAGTATAATGGTTACCGATACTAGTATGGTACTTGCCTGTTTAAACATAGGAATAAAAGAATGAGTTTTAAATTAAGTACACGAAGTCAAGATAAACTAAAAGGTTTAGATGAACGGCTTGTTGCAGTAGTTAATAGTGCTATATTTAAAAGTAAGATTGACTTTGGAGTTATCTGTGGTATGCGTACCGTGAAGGAGCAAGAAGCTTTAGTAGCCAAGGGTGCAAGCCAGACTATGAAGTCTAAGCACCTAGATGGTCACGCAGTAGATTTGATGGCTTACATTGGCTCTCGTGGCTCGTGGGAACTAAACTTGTACGATGACATTGCTGACGCTATGGCTGAAGCAGCCCGTGAAGTAGACGCACCCATTAGGTGGGGCGCAGCTTGGACAGTTCCAAACGTAGCTTACTTTGATGGTACAATGGAAGACGCAATGAATAGTTACATTGATGAGCGTAGGTCACAAAATCGTAGACCCTTCATTGACGCTCCGCATTTTGAGCTAATGGTATAAGGAGATACAGTAATGGCACGTGAGTTAACAGAACGTCAACAAAAGTTTCTAGCAGTCCTTATGGACGAAGCAGGTGGAGACATCTCTACTGCTAAACTTATGGCGGGTTACTCTGCTAACACTTCTAACCTTGAAGTTACTAATAGTCTCAAAGAAGAGATTATAGACGTAACGCATAGCTATCTAGCACGTAACGTACCTAAAGCTGCAATGGCTATGGTAGGTGCTTTATACGACCCTACTGAGCTAGGCATACGTGACAAGATGGCAGCAGCTAAAGAACTGTTAGACCGTACTGGTCTTGTTAAGACAGAGAAGGTACAGATCGAAGCTAAGGGTGGTGTAATGCTTATGCCAGCTAAGGCAGTAGAAGAAGAGACATGTGCATGTGGAAAAAATATGAGTGACTGTGCATGCGATGACTAAATCAGTAGGTACATGGAAGTTACCACAACCAACGGACTTAAAAGAAGACAACGTATGGGTTCCAATCCCACGTGTAGCAAGAACAATTCCTTACGGGTATGAAATAGACCCAGAAGATAACGGAATACTCTTGCCAATCAGCCACGAACTTGATATGCTTGAGCAAGCACAGAAATACATTAAACAGTATTCGTATCGGGAAGTAGCAAACTGGCTTACCAGAAATACAGGTAGGTCAATCTCACACGTAGGATTAAGGAAGCGGTTAGACAATGAGCGACAAAGAAAAAACAAAGCTGGAAGCCTTCGCAGATGGGCAGAGTATGCCAAAAAGGCTATCGCCAAAGCGGAAGAAATTGAAAACAACAGGATCGGTGCGAAAGAAAAAGAAGACAGAGCAGCCTAGTCCTACAATAATACTACAACAGTTTACAGATAAGATCGAAGAAGATCACAATATTATTTTTAAACCTAACGTCGGTCCACAGACAGACTTTCTTGCAGCTAGTGAACGTGAAGTACTATACGGTGGATCTGCAGGTGGTGGTAAATCATACGCAATGTTAGCTGATCCACTACGCTACATGGGTAACTCTGCATTTTCAGGCTTACTACTACGACACACTACAGAAGAACTAAGGGAACTTATTACTAAGTCACAAGAAATGTACCCAAAGATTTGGCCGGGTATTAAGTGGTCTGAACGTAAGATGCAATGGACTGCACCATCAGGTGCTACACTCTGGTTAAGCTACTTAGATAAAGACCAAGACGTTACAAGATACCAAGGTTTAGCATTTAGCTGGATAGGATTTGATGAGTTAACGCAGTGGTCTACACCCTTCGCTTGGAATTATATGCGAAGTCGTTTAAGATCTGCAGACTCTGAGCTTCCTCTCTGTATGAGAGCTACTACAAACCCCGGCGGCAGAGGACACCATTGGGTTAAGAAGATGTTTATTGATCCTTCACCTGCAGGTAAGTCTTACATAGCTACCGACATTGATACAGGCGAACAGTTAAAGTACCCTGCAGGACATGAGAAAGCGGGACGGCCCTTATTCAAACGTAGGTTTATACCTGCAAGATTAAAGGATAATCCTTACTTAGCTCAACAGGGTGACTACGAAGCAATGCTTCTATCGTTACCAGAACAACAACGTAGGCAACTACTAGACGGTGATTGGGACATTAAAGAAGGCGCAGCCTTTACAGAGTTTGAGAGAAAGATACACGTAGTTGAACCTTTTGACATTCCTAATAACTGGGTTAAGTTTAGGGCTTGCGATTACGGTTACGGAAGCTACACAGGTGTCTTATGGTTTGCAGTTAGTCCTAGTGAACAACTGGTAGTGTACAGAGAGTTATACGTATCAAAGGTTCTTGCAGTAGACTTAGCTGACATGGTACTTGAAATGGAGGCTGGTGATGGTAATATTCGATATGGGGTACTTGATAGTAGTTTGTGGCATAAGCGTGGCGATACTGGTCCTTCTCTGGCAGAACAAATGATAATGCGTGGATGTCGCTGGCGTCCATCAGATAGAAGTAAAGGCTCACGTGTAGCAGG